AAAAGTCAAGAGAACAAAGTTTGTGAGTTTCAAATTAACCGATGAACAAGCAAAGAAAATTCTTGATGAAATGGGGCATGATACAATTAAAGATATTGTTTTGGTTCCGATTTCGGGGATGCTTGTCGATAATGTTGGGAGGAAAGAGGAGTAATTATTTCATTCAATTTCATTCAAAATGCCAATTAAAAAAACACCTGAAGAAACAAGAATAAGAAGAGAAGAAGTAAAGGATTTCATGGATTCTATTGGACCTTATTCAGTTCCAATTAAAACTCTTGCAGAGAAGCATAATGTGACAACTAAAGCAATTTACAATGATGTTGATTTTTGGGTTAAGAAGATTGATTTTAAGAAAATTAGTTTAGAAGGCAAAAGATTATTGATGGGTATAAAGAAGAATTTGGCTTTGGTTGAGGAAATGAAGGTTGGTGGAACTCCAGTAGATAAATTAAAGGCAATCAAACTTGCGAATGAAACTGCAGAAGTTTATACGAGACTAATGGAGCAGTTTGGATTTAAGGAAAAGATTGCTGAGAGGTTTGAGCATTCTGGAAAGGTTTTTGAGGTAAAGATTACGGAGGTTGAAAATGCGAATAGTACAAGTGAAACTGGAGATGAGCAAAAGGCAGAAGGAAGCATGGACAGTCCTAAAGGATAAGGTCCATACAGAGATATTTTATGGCGGTGTAGCAGGCGGAGGTAAATCTTAGCTTGGTTGTATTTGGTCGCTTTTTTGTTGTTTAAATTACCCTGGATGTAGGGGATTAATGGGTCGGGCAAAATTAAAGGAATTAAAAGAATCAACTCTTTTGACATTTTTTCAAGTGTGTAAAGAATGGGGATTGGTTGCGGGAGTAGATTATAAATATAATTCTATTGAAGGAACAATCAAATTTAGAAATGGTAGTGCTATTTATCTTAAGGATTTGTTTGCTTATCCAAGTGATCCAGAGTTTGATTCATTAGGATCAACAGAATATACTTTTGCATTTGTTGATGAGGCAAGCCAGATTACTGCCAAGGCCAAGAATATTGTAATGTCCAGACTAAGATATAAGCTCGATGAATTTGGTTTAATTCCTAAGTTTTTGATTGCGAGTAATCCAAGTAAGAATTTTTTATATTTTGAATTTTATAAGCCATCACGAGATGGCACAATTGTAAATTATAGAATCTTTTTGAAAGCGTTAGTTGGGGATAATCCCTTTATTTCAAAATATTATGTTGAGAATTTGCATAAGTTGGATCGTATTTCAAAAGAAAGGTTGTTATATGGAAACTTTGAGTATGATGATGATCCAACCAGACTATTTGATTATGATGCGATTATTGATTTATTTACAAATGATGCAGAGAGGGGAGTTAAATATTGTATTGTTGATGCTGCAGGATTTGGAAGGGATAAAACAGTTATTACAATCTGGGATGGTTTTTTCTTAACAAAAATAATTATTCCAGAAATACAAGATAAAATAACATTGCCTGGAGGAGAAGAAATAGAATTTAGTGATGGAGGAATTTCAAGTGATGAGTTAGATAAAATATTAAAAGCCTATAAGATTCCCAGAAGTAAATGTGCTGTTGATGAGATTGGGGTTGGTTTTGGTTTGGTTAGGGGCCTATCAGGAATAAAAGGGTTTGTTGCAAATGCTCAGGCCATTAAAAGAAAGAAAGAAACAGAAGACGAAAAGGCAATTCATAATTATAAAAACCTGAAAGCTCAGTGTTGGTTTGAGTTAGCAAATTATATTAATTCTGGGTGGATAGGAATTACAAAAGAGATTCCAGTAGAATTGCGAGAGTCGATAATTGAGGACCTTGAGCAAATCAAACAAAAGGATCCCTGGAAAAGACGCGCCACTTCAGATTTTGCAAAAAGAAGAAATCAAGGAGACACTCGGAAGATCAACAGACATAGGTGATGCGATGATGATGCGGATGTTTTTTGAAGTGAATAAGAGCGAGATGATTACTGAGTTTGTTTCGTGAACATCAATATTTAAATAATCAAAGGGATTTATTTAATCATCCCTCATAATCATGGAGAAAAACCTCAAGAATTTATTTGGATTAATAGGAGAAAAATCTGTCCCAGAAATCGATCCAATCAGTGAACAAACCCGAAATGCTCAACCGAAAGCGTATATTCCTAAATTTATTTATAAGCCACCATTTGGATATCCAAGGTTTGTGGACTTACCAAACATAAGAAGACTTGCAGCCAGCCCGTATGTGGACATGGTGATCTCTGCAATAATCGATGAAACTTGTTCTGTGAAGTGGGATATTGTACCGAAAGAAGGAGTAGATCCAGAATCAGCAAAAAAAGAAATCGAACATGTAAAAGCATTTTTTGAAAATCCAAATACAAACAAAGAGAGTTTCGAGACGATTAGAAGAAAATATATCCGGGACATTTTAGAAATTGATGCTGGAGTAATTATTAAGATGTTTAATCCAAAAGGTGAGATGGTTGAGATCGTAGCAAGGGACGGTGCAACATTCACAAAGAACCCAGACATCTACGGAATGATGACTGACCGTGAGGATTTAATTTTAGAAACTGCAATTGCTATGACTGCAAAAGAAGAGGCAATGGAGCCAGGATGGATAAATGCAGCAGACGCGCGAGAACAAGCTGCTTATTTTCAATATGGCTGGATAAGTGGCGCGAAACCAGTACCATTCGGAAAAAGAGAAATAATCTGGATGGAGAAAGATGCAAGGACAGATTCTATTTATGGAAGAAGTAAAATCCAAAACCTTGCGGAAACAATTCAAACTCTCATTTATGCAATTGAACATAATTTAGAATATTTCTCAGACAACGAAATACCTCGAGGGATTATTGGGTTAGAGGGATCAAATGTAGATGAAATAAAAGCATTCAAAGATCAGTGGAAAGAGAACCAACGAGTGAAAGATACTGCGGGAAATTGGAAGAAGAAGTTCCATCATATTCCAGTCACAAATAAAACACCGGTATTTACAAGGTTGGAATTAACAAACTCTGAATTAGAATTATTGGAAGGCCAAAAATGGTGGGCCAAATTAGTCTGGTCAAGTTTCGGAGCAACAAGCACAGAGTTAGGATATACAGAAGACGCAAAAGGAATGTCGAACCAAATCGTGCAGTCAAATGTATTCAAGAAAAAAACAATCTATCCAATTCTCCGAATGGAAGAGGATCGCATTAACAAAGAAATAATCAGCGAGTTTGAATATGAGACTATTGAGTTTAAGTTTTTGATGTTTGATGTTGAGGAAGAACAAAAGAAGGCAACACTTTATCAAACCCAATTATTAGCCGGTTACAAGTCGATTAATGAAGTTCGAAACGAGGAAGGATTAGATGAGGTAGACTGGGGAGATAAAATGACTCAGGAAGAAACTATGGAGATGGAAAGTAAGTATGCAAATGATCCCCTGGAAAAAGAGAAAGCAGACAAAGACAAGGAAAGCAAACCAAAAACAAGAACAGATAATAAAGAAAAGAAAGGAGATAACCCTTTAATTCTTAGAGAGTTCGAAGAGGCAGGAGAATCCAAATTAAAGAAGAGCATTGTTTATTTGCTTGGAGAAAATGAGAAAAAGATTAAGAGTTTAATTGACAAGGAGATGGCAGAGAGCAAAATTATTGGGATAAAATCTGTTGATGATATTGCCAAACGAATAAAGAATTTAATCAATTTCGAGGGAATAAAAATGGTTAGTGATGCAGTTATCAAAAATACATTCATGGTTGGATGGGATAGCGCAGAAAAGCAATTAGATAGAAACATAGGGATAAATACCCCAGCGATTGATTATATCCAGGATTATACTTTTAACAACATCAAGGGAATGACTACCGAGATTGTTGATGATTTAAGGCAAGAGTTAGAACGTGGCATCATGGCCGGAGAGGGAATCACAAAAATAAAAGCCAGAGTAAGCAAAGTCTTTGATGTTGGGGAAAACCGAGCAGATATGATCGCACGAACAGAAACAAATCGAAGTGAGAACCAGGGGAAACTCCAAGCAATGAAATCAAGTGGAGAAGATTATGACAAAAAATATCTCGCTACAATAGATCATAGAACAAGTCCAATATGCAAAAGATTAAATGGCCAAGTGGTTGGAATGAATGAGAACTTTAAGGATCTTAAAACCGGATGGGAAGGACCAGTTCCTCCGGCTCATGTTGACTGTCGTAGTACTGTTGTGTTCATCAGCAAAGATGAAGTAAACAAAAAAGCCCTGGAAAGACAAGCAAGGGCCACAAAAGAAGCAGAGTCAGAATTAATCAAGAGCGAAAAGGCAGAACAAAAAGCAGAGGATGAAAAAATTAAGATCGCCCTGAAAGAGAAGGACTTAGATATTAAGGAAAGAAAGAAGAGTTTGCTTAATAAATTGGAGAGTGATTTAGATGGAAGAACTAAAGATCTATCTTGATCAAGAGCAACAGGAAGAAATTCAAGATTCAATTGAGTTTGAGAAGGTTGTCGCAGGAGAGGAATCAATGCGCAAGATTTATGTGGAGAATGTTATTAATTACGAATTGAATATTAAATTGGAGTTGGTTGGAGAGTTTATCCAAATATCTGAAACAATCGAGAAATTAAGGCCTGGTCAAGTAAAAGAGGTTGAGTTCAGGTTCAACCCAAAGATAACAATAATGAAACCAATTACAGCAGAGTTAAAAATTAAATTAGACTACCTAATAAGATGAGCGAGAATATACTTTTAGGAGGAGCAGTTGGAAGCCCCTGGGAGTATGATCCAGTAGCAAAAACATATACTTTGACAATCGACGGAGTAGTGGTTGCAATCATCGATGATGAAGGAAACTTAAAAATCAAAGGGAGAGTGTTGAAAATATGAAATTAAATTCAAGAATAGTATTTATAGTATTAATAGTATCGATAGGATTAATAGGATTGATTATGGCTTATTCAACTTATGGAGCTCCAAGCGAGTTTGGGAACGAGACAACAACAACATGTTTTATTGGAGGAGATGATGGAATAGCTAATTGTACCGGAATAGCAGAGTTCGGAGGAAACCTAACAGTTTATGGATATGCATCTTTAGGAGATACAGATTTTAATAATGGTTGGTTAAATGGGGGTGTAAGCATAATTGATGGAGATATTTATGCACAAGTTGGTTATTTTTATAATATTACTTCTTTGAATGTTACCAAACAAAATCTAACAATTCTCGAGGATTTGATTGTTGAAGGGAATATAAATGCAACTGGAACAGTGCAAGGAGTTACACAGGCAGAGTTTAATACTCTAACAGACAATTCCATAGCCAAT